AAAAATAAGATGCGCCTCCGCATTGCGGAAATGGGCGGTGTTGAAAAGGCTCTTCCTCTACTGAAACAGATTTTCACGAAGATGCAGCAAAGTAACTTCCTGAAAGGCGACAACAAGCGAGGCTGGAAAGCTTCTTTCGACTGGTTGTTTGAGAATGACAAGAACTGGGTCAAGGTCTATGAGGGCAATTACGACAACAAGCCCGAACAGACTGCCGCCACGAGATATACCAACAACAGAAATTGCAATGACGAATGGAAATAACGAAAAACATAATAGGCAAAGACGGTAAGGAGAAGACCGTGAAAGTGCAGACCCCGAAAATTGACCTCATTCTGAACGCAATTCGGGAGAGGGGTATGTTTGCGCAGATTACCCGTTACCAGTACCTCGACTACGACACGGAGGAGGAAATGCGGATAATTGAAGCCATCGGCAAGAGCCGCACCCCGTATTTCGTGATTGACGATGAAAACCGCTTCACGTATGAGAACTTCATGCGCTGGTGTCGTTGCGACACCAAGATGCAGTGCCTACACCCGGAAACATCGCAGGTGATACCGGGCAATCTTAGGCGTGGCATCTACATAGCCGGAGCGACTGGCACGGGCAAGTCTTGGTGCTTGGATATAATGCAAGCATATTGCCGGGTAATGGGGTTCAGGGTTCGGTTTTTCGATGAACAGCAAATAAACCCGTTGGCGTGGGGGTCTGTCCGTGCTGATGCCCTCTGCGACACCTACACCGAAACCGGGGACATACGGAGGTTCAAGCAGCGCAACATCCTTTCCATTCAGGACTTCGGAAGCGAGCCGCTGGAATCGCTCTACATGGGAAACAGGCTTGAAGTGATGCGCTCACTGATTGAGTATCGGGGTGACAGGTCTGATTGTCTTACGATCATTACCTCAAACTTGAAACTTGGGGGCGACAAGCTACTGAATAGGTACGGGGACAGGGTGGCGAGCCGATTGTGCGAAATGTGCAACTACTTTGAGATACGGGGCGCAGACCGCAGGAAATGGCAAAATCTTGCGCCTAACGCAACGAAAAAGTAAGAGGCAAGTAATGTCCCAAGCGAGCGTAGTTCGTTGCGTTCGGTTGATATTTGAAGAAAATAACTATAAATCCACAACAACAATGGAAGAGATTAGAATCAAAAGAGAGGCGTATTTGAAACGCCTCAATGAGTTAGAGCAGGAAGCAAGTTCCGCAAGTTCTGTTGAGGAACAGAAGAGGATTGCCGGGAAAATACGGTACGTTGAAAACAAGCTGTATCGGCTCAATCTCCCTCCTGAGCGTAGGGACTACAAGGTGAAAATCCGGCTTGTATTCGAGGGCGAGGTAAACGTGTATTCATTAAGCAAGAAAGAAGCGTTGGAAGCCGTGAGGAACAGCTTCGGGGCAGTTCTCGGCAATGTCCAGTCCACTACCCCGGAAATCATAAATTGGGATTTACCCATACACCCTGAAAAGATAGTACGATGAAAAAGCTGCTATATATCGACTTGTTTTGCGGTGCTGGTGGAACTTCCACGGGCGTAAATTCCGCACGTCTTAACGGTGAGCAATGCGCAGATGTAATTGCTTGCGTAAACCACGATGCGAATGCGATAGCCTCCCACGCTTCAAACCATCCCGATGCGCTGCACTTCACGGAGGACATCAGAACACTTGAATTGTCCCCACTTGTGGAGCATCTGAAAAAGTGCCGTGAGGACAACCCCGGTGCGCTGGTAGTCCTGTGGGCTTCACTTGAATGCACCAACTTCTCGAAAGCAAAGGGCGGTCAGCCAAGGGATGCAGACAGCCGGACACTTGCCGAACACCTCTTCCGCTACATTGAAGCCATAGCCCCGGACTACATTCAGATTGAGAACGTGGAGGAGTTCATGAGTTGGGGCGAGGTGGACGAGAACGGAAAGCCCGTGTCTATGGATAAGGGCAAGAGTTACACCCGTTGGGTGCGCAAGGTAAAATCATACGGTTACAGGTTTGACCACCGAATACTCAATGCTGCGGACTACGGAGCATACACGAGCCGGAAACGCTTTTTCGGCATCTTCGCAAAGGGTAATTTGCCTATCGTTTTCCCACGTCAAACACACAGCAAGAATGGGACAAACACTCTGTTCGGCTCTTTGGCTAAATGGAAGCCAGTCAAGGATGTACTTGACTTCAAGGACGAGGGCAAAACGATATTTCGGGACAAGCCCTTGTCGGAAAAGACGCTTGAACGCATCTATGCCGGGCTGATAAAGTTTGTTGCAGGAGGCAAGGAGGCTTTCCTTGTGAAATACAACTCCATGAGCCGGACGGGGAAATACAACGCACCAGGTATTGACGAGCCTTGCCCAACGGTTGCAACGCAAAACAGGCTTGGGGTTGCGCAGGTCTCATTCCTGTCAAAGCAATACAGCGGACACCCTGACAGCAAGAACACTTCCGTAAACGAGCCAGCCGGGACTATCACGACCATAGATCACCACGCATTTGTTTCTGCTTATTACGGCAACGGGCATAATCACTCGATAGAATTACCGGCACCGACCGTTACAACCAAAGACCGACTTGCACTTGTGCAGACGCATTTCATGGATATGCAGTATGGAAACGGCAATCCATCTTCGCTGGACACTCCTGCCGGAACTGTGACAACGAACCCGAAACATCATCTTGTGACAGTGAAGCCGTGGATTATGGACACGAATTTCGGAAATGTCGGCAGCTCGATAGATGAACCGTCAAGAGTTGTCACTGCAAATCGGAAATGGCACTATCTTATGAATCCGCAGTTTACATCTTCCGGCGGCTCAGTTGATTCTCCGTGCTTCACCCTGATAGCACGAATGGATAAAATGCCGCCGTATCTCATTTCCACTGAATCCGGGCAAATTGCTATTGAAATCTACGAATCAGACAGCCCTATGACGGCTAAAATCAAGGAATTTATGGCTCTCTACGGCATTATCGACATCAAGATGCGTATGCTGAAAATACCCGAACTGAAAAAGATTATGGGCTTTCCTGAAGATTACGTGCTGGTAGGCTCACAGGCAGACCAAAAGAAGTTTATTGGCAATGCGGTTGAGGTAAATATGGCACGGGTTCTCTGCGAGGCTCTTTGCAAGACATTATCCAAGAACGAACTTAAAAAAGCAATATAATGGAAAATTCAACAGAAAAACGTACTTGCGCAGACTGCAAGTATTACGAAGAGTGTGTAAAAGGAGCTTTCGGAAACATCCCGGCTGATGCTTGCGACTTCTCCGATGTAATCCACCACGAAGCAGGAAAGGAGGAGGAACTATGATAACGAAAGAGGATTGCAAGCAGCTTTATAACTACTACTCTCAAATAGAAACGACTGAAAGTATTATCAGTGATTTGGAACAGTTCATAAAAGAATGTGAAGTGAATGAGCCAAACATAATTGATGAAAATTATAAATCATACGGAAGCATACAGATTTGCATACCGTACTTTGAAAGCGGGAAGTTCAAGAACGGAGGAGCACGTGTGTTCAATATACGCTATGATGCAGCCCTTTTGGTTCTGAAAGACCACGTGGATAATTTGCGGAAAAAGGCAGAAGAACTTAGCCGCAGATTGGAGAAAGGAGGTGCGGAATGAAAGACATAGAACTATTCAACGACCATTTCCAGAACTACAAGGCGTATGGAATACCAAAGGCGCAGCTTATCATCGCCGATATTCCCTACAACATCGGAAAGGATGCTTACGGTTCTAACCCGTCATGGTACATCAACGGGGATAACTCAAACGGGGAAAGCGAACTTGCAGGAAAGACATTTTTCGATACAGATAACGACTTTCGCATATCCGAGTTCCTGCACTTCTGCTCAAAGATGCTAATCAAAGAACCGAAAGAGACCGGGAAATCCCCCTGCATGATTGTATTCTGCGAGTTTGAACAGCAATTCGAGTTGATACGAAAGGCAAAGGAATACGGACTGAACAGGTATATCAACCTTGTTTTCCGCAAAAACTTCTCTGCACAGGTTCTGAAAGCGAATATGCGTATTGTGGGTAACTGTGAGTACGGGGTATTGCTCTATCGGGACAAACTGCCGAAATTTAACAATGACGGTCGTATGGTCTTTAACTGCATGGAGTGGAAAAAGGACACCAGAACACCGAAAGTGCATCCGACACAGAAGCCCGTGATGCTACTCGAAAGCCTGATTGAGATTTTCACCGACAAGGGCGATGTAGTCATAGACCCGTGCGCAGGTAGCGGAACAACCTTGCTTGCCGCTGCAAACTGTGGGCGAAAGGCGTATGGGTTCGAGATTAAAAAGGACTTCTACAAGTCCGCAACAAGTATAATCATGCCTCTCGTGCAGCGAAAACTATTCTGATTATGGGGCAATTCAATAACAATCTTAACAATATGTATCAAGAATTTTGCAAATGGCGAGAAGAACACCCAGATAGCATCTACATAATTTTCGACACATCTATCACTTATTGGGGGCGTCCGCTCAATCGCTATGTTGTAGCAAAAGGGGTAGAAATGTACAGATTTTTCGGAGATGTTATCGTAAGTACCATAAGCGGATTAGAGCAATTACATCAACCGATAACGTGTGCTTCACAAAAGGAAGCGACAGAACTTTGCCAAAGGCTAAATGCAAAGTACGTCCACGATAATGAACCACAAACATTCGCCAACTGCCCATCGTGGCAAGATGCATACAAAAAGTATAATCATGGCACAAGAAAGCATAGATGACTTCATCCAGATTGCAAAGGATTATGCCAAAGCAGAAAAGGATTTGGGTGTTCAGCATTGGGTATTCATCAGCATTGAACGCACGGATGAAAGCGGCAATAACATACGCCTGTTCAGCTACGATTTGCCCCGTGAAGTGTACGAACGCAGACGGTGGGTAATAGAATGGAGGAAATCGAAACTTGTTTGCCAATATCCGAAAGGTAATGTTCGTGTATTTCACAACTATTACGATAAGTGTTTAGGGTTGAATATGCGCATGAATTATGACTTAAAATGGTTAATATCGGCAAAGGCACAAGTAACAAAGGTACGGCGTAAGATTGATGAATATGTGGAATACAACAAAGCGCATAACCTGTTTTTCGATGAGCGTACCGATACGGATTTGATGAAAGTACGTGAGAAGCTCGCAACAAAGATTGCCAACGTACAGGAGGCAGAAGAACGGTTGAAATTGAAAATCAAACAAATACAGGAGGAGAAAAATGAGAAAAGAGGATATTGAAAAAGCAGCCCAAACGAGTTGCGAAGAAATGTGCGTCAGCACAGATAGTTGGGATGAGGATATGTATAAAGACGGCTTTATTGATGGCGCACAATGGCGCATAAGCTCCGTGTGGCATAATGTGGAGGAAGAGCCAGAGCAAAACGCATGGTTTATTGCGCAAATCGGCGATGACTGCTTCGACACTTTTGTTATGCAAATAGAAAGAGGACGATGGGGAAGATGGTGTAAGGGAATGAATATCAAGAGTTGGGCATACCTCGATGACCTGCTGCCCGAAAGAAAGGAGGTTGCAGAATGAAAGCAATAACGATTAAACAGCCTTGGGCTAGCCTAATTGTGTCCGGGCTGAAAGATATAGAAAACAGGACGTGGAAAACCAACTTCCGTGGACGTGTACTTATCCATGCCGGAAAGTCCGTATCGAAAAATGGATGGCGTGAAATGAGCCAAAAGCAAATTGATGTTGCGGCTAACAACATGATAGGCGCAAAATTCGATGAACTTCCATTTGGCGCAATCCTTGGCAGCGTTGAGATTGTGGATTGTGTTCAGAACCACCCATCACTATGGGCAGAGAAAGGGGGATGGAACTGGGTGTTGGCTAACCCTGTAATGTTCTACGAACCAATTACGGACGTAAAAGGAAAGCTGTCCTTTTGGGACTATGACGGAGAACTGCCACAGCCGAAGCCGGAGAAGCCTCAGCAGCAACCGAAGATGCCAAACATGAAAGAAATGCAGGAAAAGGCATTCCGGGACAACGTGTCTGAAAGCACAAGGAAGATGATTGAGCGGCTGTCGATTGACGAGCAAATGCGTGTTTCTTTCGTGCCACTTATCATTACGCATCTTGCTTGGGTGTACGCTGATAAGGCGATGGCTTGTGCCGCCCGTGACAAAGTGAGCCTGTTGAAGAAGTTAAGCCGGACACTCAAAATGGTTCATCAGAAATACAACGAGGAGTTGCGCAGGGAACTTGACTACAGCCACTTGCAGAATGTAATTAGGCAGACCGAAATGTGCATCAGTGAGATAAACCGGGACTTGACAATTCTTTACTTCACTGTAAATCAGGAGTTGAAGCGGAAAGTGCCGCAGTACGGGTATGACGAGCAACGGACATACGCTGTCATTTCCACGCTGTTTATTGACCTGTTGAAGCAGCACAACCGGGAAATGGATAAACTTCTTGCGGAGAAACTGAATGACCGCAACCTTGCTCCAAGCATCGTCCCTCCGCTCATTCAGCACCTGCATACAGGAATGGTCGCCTTTGCCGGAGTTGAGGGTAAATTTGACTACCGGGAACAGAATGTTGTAACGGCTATGAAAGTGGTTAAAAACCGCATTGACAGCATCGAATTTTCGGTGTTCTGATACACCGTTCGCAATGGGGAGGGGGGATTATA